GGGCAGTATAATCCGTCCAATACTGGAAGTTTTTCACTCTACGTTTTCCCATGGCCCACTAGTTTATGCTGGTGGACTATGTCCAGAAAAATTGGATGAACTCACCAACCAGTTTCTGAGGAAATTTGGAAGGAGGTGTCGCATATTAGAGAATGATTACAAGATGTTTGATAGTTGCATTTCAATGATGCCCCAGAATTTTGTCAAGAACTTTTATTACAAGTTATTAACTTATAATGGCATCCCAGTTAATGCCCTAATGGAAAAAATTCTAAACATCTGGAGCACCCCTGATGGAAGTTTCAGGGAAGGCATAAGGCTGCGGGGCAAACCTATGAACTGTTCCGGCCGTGGCGACACTGGCCTGCTAAATGCGGTGTGCAACATGTTTGCCTTGTCAGTGTCAATGGTTAGTAATATCTTAGATTGTCAACCTTCTGGAATAGAAGATTACCGGTCAGTCGTTCACTTGGAAGACAAGTTTGCCTTGTTTGTCTTAGGAGATGACTCATTATTGTTGACAATGGAGGAAGTTGTTGGAGTCCCAGAAAAGGTTAGCACTTTTGGATTTGAGTGCTCGCCAATCATTCGAGATGACATTGAAATGTCAGTGTTCTTGGGAATGCGGCCATATAGAAATGAAGGAAGATATATGTGGGGACCTTCTATTGGCCGGTTCCTTTACAAATCCGGAGTGTTTTTGGACACCACTTACAATCCGGTGGCCTGGTTGCGTGGGGTTAATGAATCCGTCTGTATAAGCTGTCGGCATGTACCACTGCTATCAGATGTATCACAGACCATCATGGCACAGACCACTGGTAGTATAACAAGAATTAAAGAACACAAGGACTTCGACTGGCGGGATCGGGCGACCTCACCAGTGTATGGGGTAGAGGCACTTGAACAAGTTGCTAATATCTACAAAATCACTGTTGAAGAATTACAGCGAAGTATTGAAAGAGTGAAGTTGGTTGTGTTTCCTAGCTACCTTGGGGATTATGTGATCACTAAGGTAGTTCAGGATGATCCAAAGTAATTGTGTAGTAGTTGTCCTTCCTCCGACATTCCTGGCCCATGCTGATGAGTCCCTGTTGGACGAAACACTCAGAAAGTTTTTGGTATCATGCCAGGTAAAAAGATAAACTCTTCACAAAATAAGGTTAATCCACAACCTAATCAACCTAATCGCCGACGCAGACGTCGTCGACGGCGGCAAAATCGGACTAGGCAGAGGACTTTGCCCTCATCAAAGATGCCCATCCAACCGATTCGTCGGGGAGGAATGGACATGTATCTTGCACAGTCGCGACTTGCTCCTTCACTAGACCCTATCAATTTAATGGATCCTGCTTTAAATAAACGCCCACCCCCCGATCCGCAATCATTGGGCAATTTTACCACTATGAACTCCTTAGGGAAGTTCCCTTTTTCTATTAGTGTTACAACAATGTTGATTGTTCAATGGTCCCCATCTGCTGGTGCTACCCGTGGGGTTTTCTTCACGGGAGCCGGTGGAGTTCCTGGGGTCATTAATGCACAACAATTGGCTAACCAACCACCTACTACTGTAAAGCCTCTACGATTGTCTACTCGATTCGCGAACGTGA